AGCATGACGGCTCAACTGCTCCGGGGTGACTGATCCCGTGCTGAACGACCGTCCGAGCGGGAATCTCGTGCCGAACCGTCCCGAACGAAAGGCGGGACTTTCTAAACATCAGCACAGGATCACACGGCTATGGCCAACACGATGCTCACGATCAGCATGATCACCCGAGAGGCGATCGAGCTGTTCGTAAACTCCAACGCCTTTATCAAGAACGTCGACCGGCAATTTGATGACGAATTCGGACGCGGCGGGGCCAAGATCGGCTCGCAGTTGCGCATCCGGTTGCCCAACGACTTTGTTGTCACCAGCGGCCCCGGCATTTCGGTGCAGGATACCGCAGAACAGCAGACCGTTCTTGTCATGTCGACGCAACAGCACGTCGACGTGTCGTTCACTCAGGCGGACCTTCTGCTCTCGCTCGATGACTTCGCCGAGAGAATTTTGTTACCGATGATGAATAACCTCGCCGGCAGCGTCGCGCTGACGGTCATGCAGAACACCGAAGGCGCGATCTCCAACATTCAGGGAAACCTGGATGCCGGCGGCAATATCCAGACTCCGAACGCCGGCACCTATCTGCTTGCTGGTGCGCGCCTGGACGACAACTCGGCACCGAAGCCGAGCCGCAAGATCATCAACGATCAGTGGACGCAGGCGCGTGTGGTGCAGAGTCTCACCGGCCTGCTCAACCCGGCAGCGGCTATTTCGGAGCAGTATTACGAAGGTGTCATGTACCGGGCGCTTGGCTTCGTCTGGTTCATGGATCAGACGGTTATCAAGCACACCGCGGGGACGTTCTCGGCGGGCACCGTCAACGGCGCCAACCAGACCGGGCCGTCGCTGGTCACGAACGCCATAACCGGCACTCTGGTTGCAGGCGATATTATCACCCTTGCCGGCGTCAACTCGGTGAACCGTGTCACCAAGCAGACCACTGGCATGCTGCGACAGTTCGTGGTTACGGTGAACGCGGCTTCCGGCGCTACCGGACTCACTATCTACCCGTCGATCATCCCGGCAGGTGCCGGTGGTGCCTCCGTGCAGTATCAGACTGTCACGGTATCGCCGGCAAACAGTGCGACAATCTCGCTCTATACGCTGGCTTCGGTCACCTTCCGGCGCAATTTCGCCTACGCGCCGCAGATGATTACGATGGCGACCGGCGACCTGCCGATCCCGGCCAACCTGCAGCAGAGCGCGCGGCACCGTTACGATAACGTGTCGATGCGGTCATTGACGCAGTACCAGATCGGAACGGATCAGGAGATCAGCCGTCTCGATGTTCTGTTCGGGTCATTGTCGCCCCGTCCTGAGTGGGGCTGCCTCGTACCGGATGTGGTCTGATGCCTGATCAATATCCGAAGATGGCCACTACTACGGTCGGAACTCAAATTCTCCCCTTGCGGTGGCCGGACACCCACGCCAAGGGGGGAACCATCATCATCTTTAACAACAAAACTGACGAGGATGGCTACAACAACGGTAGCGTGGTCGGCGTTGCCGTTGTCAATCCAGAACATCCGAAGCAGATCAAGGAAAGCGGAGAGCACAAATGACCGTAATGGACCCGAAGGCGGCAGCGGAGGCAATTGCCGACGACTGGCATGTCGAACAAGCGCGGATCGGGCACGACGAAAGACATCGTGTCAACTTCCTGGAGGAAGTCTGCAGAAACTTGGCTGCCGAGCCCAATGCGGTCAATGTCTCGCATGTGGCGCATCTGCTGGCCAAGCATGACATCGAGCGGCACGAGCCGGACGAATATCCGAAGGCGCTCAATGAACGCAAGGACGGCAAGTTAGTGCCGGTCATGTGGCCGCAAGATCATCCGCTTGCTGGTACACCAGTGGTTTTTGCGAGCGCGGAAGAGGAGTCTGGCCATCACGGGGGAGGCGTTTCCCCAGGGGCTTCGCCTTCGTGGCTGCCAACGCCGAATGTTGATCCGCCTGTGGAGAAACCATAATGCAGTTGATGTATCGCGTACAACTTCCTCCGCATGCCGACTGGACAGAGTGGCGCGAGATCGATGAGCCGCTGAATGCGCCACTCATCCTGTCATTGCAACTCTCTGAAACTATTTCATGGGAACAGTGGGCCGAGATTGCAAAGAAGTGGGGACTAAAATATCCATCGAAGGAGTTCTATAATGCCGCATCCTCCGCAAATTCCGCTCACGCCGCAGACCAGCGAGGCGAATTTCCCGCGCCACAACCCGCTCGCCCCGCCCGGTCAGAGCGGTCATGACTACCCGAAGATGTTAACGCGGCCGTTCACCAAGGACGACCGTGATATCTGGCTTGAGCGGAATGTCCGTGTCGATATGAACACGAACAAGAGATATTACGACGACCGGGTGCCAAAAATTGGCGATCCGGTGCCGATAGTTGCAACGCAAGACCTTGTTGACGCCGGTCTGGCGCAGCTCGTCGGCGATCCGGTAGTAGTCAACGATGCCGAGGATGAACAGTCGGTCTATGAGACACTTGGAATTGAGCCGGTGCAGGCCAAGCCAGCGGTCATTAGCGTGCCGATTGCTGGCTCGCGCGAGGTCGAGCTTGCCGCCGAGAATGAACGGCTCAAGGCTGCGCTTGAGTCGCGAATTCGGGATGTGCAGCCAAAAGACCCGAAGCGTCGTGTTGGCTGGCCGAAGGGCAAGCCCCGTAAGCCTCGGCCAGTACCGGACGAAGCGGTGGAGTAAATGTCGGCCGTTGACGGTCTGTTCACGGTCAATGATGTCATCATTGCCGCATTTCGGAAATCCGGCGTTCTCGGTCTCGGGCAGACGTTGGATGGCTCGGATGTTCTGGATGGACAGAACGATCTGTCCGACATGCTGGCGCAGTGGAACGTCAAGACGTGGCTGGTGTTCGAACGGCTCGACACCGGCTTTGTCAGTGACGGTCGCTTTACTCCGTACACGGTAGGACCGGGCGGCAACTTCAGCCTAACGCCGCGGCCCGATCGTATCGAAGCGGCCTATCTGCGCATCTTGTCGTCAACACCGGGGCAGCCGGTCGACCAGCCGCTACGCATTATTCCGTCGCGTGAGGAATACTCCAACATCGCACTCAAGCAGTTGGTAGCGTTTCCCAAGGGGGTGTTTTACGACACCGCTTCGCCAACGGGAAACCTGTTCGTCTATCCATGGCCGCAGGGTGCTCTCTACGAAACCCACATTATCACCAAGAACTCGTTCCCGCTGGTACTGCCGCTCACTCTCGACTTGAGCACGCTGCCGTTCGAGACCCGAGCGGCAATGAAGTTCACCCTAGCTCGCCGCTTGCGTAACGGTTACGGCAAGAAGGCCGATCCTGAACTCAATGCACTGGCGAAAGACGCATTGGAAACAATGCGCAATTCTCACATTCAAGTGCCCGAACTGAAAATGCCGTCTGCCATCATGGGACGGAGCAAATACAACATCTACGGCGATACTACTTACTAGAGGAGAATGACGATGAGACTGCTTCAATCTGCCCGTGCCTTCGGTGCGGCTTTCGCTTTGGTGTTGTTGGGTTTCCTGGCCGCCCAAGGCACGCAAAGCCTGTTCTGGAATGGTGGTACGCCGACCACTGTCGGGCCTTGGCTTGGTGATAACAACATCAATATCGGGCAACTCTGGAATGCCTACACGACCAGTCAGGGGCTGAGCTATCATGCTGCCGTTGCAGCCGGGCAAACCCTGACGCAGGCCGGATGTACACAGCTTGACAACTCAGCACTGCAGCAGATTACGGTCTCGGCGAGTACGGGAGCTGTCTGCTTGCCGACAGCGTTTGCCGGCAGGGATGTCCTTATTTCCAACGCCAGCGGCCAGACCATCAATCTCTATGGCTCGGCGGTGTCGTTCACGCCCGGCACACAGGACACCATCAATGGCACAACGGGAACCACGGCCTATACCGGTCTGACCAACAACAAGAACACGGAATGCTTCTCGGCGGCGAATGGCGCCTGGGGCTGCTCAACCTCGAACTGATGTTTCATGCCGCGCGATCCTATCCTTGGCGGCTCCTACAATCAGGCCAGCTTGATTGCGGGGGCACAGCGTGCGGTCAAC